GCAGGCGTGTTCATTTACTCGGCGGATCGCCAAACAAACAAATTGCTTATTGGCAAAGAATTCCTGACGACGTTGTCAGTATTGATAACAACTATATTCTTAAAATGGCTAACTTTGGTCAAGCGTGGTTTCCCGACGGAAAGTCGCGTTCAGTTACGGAGATGGGGTTTGGTTTAGTGACTAACCCGTTGTACATTGCCCTTGTAGCAAGCTTGGGAAATATGGCGGCTGCGTTCTGGAAAGTAGGCGCAGAGGATGCACAGGTAAAAGATGAACCGCTTAGCGAAGATTAGTGACATAGACGCTATTAAACAGATGGCGGCTAAATATACTCGTGAGCTCGGTTTTATATTGCGCCCAGCACTAATTGAAGCCATAAAACGCGAAGAACTATTATTTGATGATAATACAGGCTCGTTTTGCCATTATCACACCAGACGGGACGGCGTCTCTGTTATTTATGAAATATGCGTTCCTGAGCAATTTAGGAATATGGGTATCGCAAAAAGTTTTCTTTATATGATACCACTTCCAATTCAGCTTAAGTGCCCGATAGATAACGAGAGCAACAACTTTTATCAACATCTTGGTTTCAAATTAGTTGGCGTTGAGCAAGGAAAAAAAAGAAGGCTTAATGTTTGGCGTTTAGAAACCTGGACAATTAATGGCGGTAACGGAAAACCCGCAGAAGAGGAGTAAAACCGATGATTCCTACAATTCTTGTTTCAGTGGCTTATGTAGCCGCACAAATGCTGGCAGACGTGGCGAGTTTAAGAGTCGTTATGTTTGCTGGAATGTCAATGGACGCAGGCACGCTTGTTTATCCACTAACTTTTACGCTCCGAGATATGGTGCATAAAGTGGCAGGGGTGAAAGCGACACGCGTTCTCATTCTTGCAGCCGCAGGAATAAACGTTGTTATGGCAGGTTTATTCTGGCTGGTGTCGGTTATGAAACCCGACATGAGCGTCGGACTTCAAGCCGAGTTTGGCAGGGTGTTAGCGCCAGTGTGGCGAATAACGCTTGCGTCAATTTGTGCCGAAGTTGTGGCTGAGATGATTGATACAGAAGCATATAGGATTTGGGTTGAGAAGGTAACTAAACGCTACCAGTGGCTGCGTGTGTTGATTTCAAATGCGTTCAGCATTCCGATTGACTCATTGATTTTCGTGTGGATTGCGTTTGGCGGTGTTTTACCGACAGCGGTGATCTGGTCGATATTCTTAGCCAACGTTATTGTCAAAGGTGCTACCACGTTGATTAGTTTACCGGGCATCTATTTAGTCAAGGAACGGAGTTAATATCCTAAATGTCGCGCGGCGTGCAATTTAAGAATGACGAGATCATCAAAGCACTCAAAGAAACAAAAGGGATGGTCTATCTCGCCGCAGAACGTTTAGGATGCAACCGGAAGACTATTGAACGCCGGGCAGAAACAGTCGCAGCTGTGAAGGATGTTATTGATAATTATCGAGGGCGGCGAATTGACATTGCCGAGTTGAAACTTGAAAATGCGCTGACAAACGGTGAACCCTGGGCAATCCAGTTCACGCTCAAGACCATCGGCAAGTCACGCGGTTACGTTGAGCGGCAGGAAGTCACGGGGGCGAACGGCGGCGCAATCGTTGTAGATTGGGATGGCATTGACAGCAACCAGGATTAACGCAAAGCCGCATCCAGGGCAACTTGAGGTGCATAACTCGCAAGCGCGGTTCAAAGTCCTGTCGGCTGGCAGGCGTTGGGGCAAGACGCGGTTAGGCGTGAACGAATGCTTGGACGCGGCAGCGCAAGGCGGTCGGGCTTGGTGGGTGTCACCTTCGTACAAGACGAGTGAGGTAGGTTGGCGACCATTGCGGCAAATTGCCCGCAAAATCCCGAATGCAGAGATCAGGCTGGTTGACAGGATGGTCACGCTGCCAAACGGCGGATTTGTGGCAGTACGGAGCGCTGACAATCCTGATAGTTTGCGTGGTGAGGGGCTGGACTTTGTGGTGATGGACGAGTGCGCGTTTATGCAGAAAGAGGCGTGGACGGAGGCAATCCGACCGGCGCTATCAGACCGGCAGGGCAAGGCACTGTTCATCTCAACTCCGAAAGGGCGTAACTGGTTCTGGGAAGCCTACATGCGCGGCGTAAATGGCGAGGAAGGCTGGGAATCGTGGACGTTCCCGACTTCATCGAATCCGTACATTGAGCCGGCAGAGATTGAAGCGGCTAAACGTGACTTGCCTGAGATGATATTCAGGCAGGAGTACCTGGCAGAGTTCATGGACGATTCCGGCGGCGTGTTCAGGCGCGTGCAGGAAGCGGCAGTTCTTGAGCCGAAAGAGTACGAGCAGGGCAGGCAGTACGTTGCCGGCGTGGATGTTGCGGCAAGTGTGGACTTCACGGTTGTGACGGTGCTGGATGCGGAAACGAAAGAGATGGTCTACCTGGATCGGTTCAACCGCGTGGACTACCCGGTGCTGATTGACAGATTAGAGGCAGTCTACAAGCGCTATCACCTGACTTCGATGGTTGTGGAATCGAACTCCATCGGCAGACCGGTGATTGACGAGTTGGTGGCGCGTGGATTGAATATCGTGCCATTTACCACGACTTCAGCGACGAAGCAGGCAATTATTCAGAACCTGCAGGCAGCCTTTGAAAATGGGCAAATTTTAGTCTTGAACGACCAAATACTGGTCGGGGAATTATTGAGTTTTGAGAGCAAGCGCAATGCATCAGGCGGGTTCAGTTATTCAGCACCGGCTGGGATGCATGATGACTGCGTTTTATCGTTAGCAATCGCATGGCACGGAGCAACCAGCGCTGGCGTTATTTTGTGGATGGATTAACAGGAGTATCTATGGCAGAAACTTACAAGGCAATAACAAACATTCCTGGCTGGGTAGACCTCCTGACAAGTGACGGCGTGCCTGATTCTATTGCGGCGTTGTATTCGCGTGTGCCGATCCTGTACCGCGCCATCCAGTTGCGCTGTGACGCTTTATCGACCGTTCCGTTCCGGCTGGTGAAAGGCGAGAGTGAGATCGAGTGGCAGTACCCGACTTCGCTGTCACGCCTGCTTTGGCAGTGGGAAGCTGGCTTGCTATTGCGAGGGGCAGCGTACGGTGAAATCATTGCGAACAAGAGCGGGATCAGGAAAGACATCCAGTATCGCAATCCGTTTGACATGAACGTGCAATACATGAATACCGGCGAGCTGGTGTTCAAGCAGAACAGCAGTGGGGCGACATGGACGAACGACCTACGGGCTGGCAAGTATGAAATGCTCTACATTGCCGAATATGACCCGACTCAAGACATTTTGCCGGGTGTGGGTGCTGGTAGGGCTTCCACGATTGACGCGAAGTTGCTCTATGCTTTGAGCAAGTTTCCGGAAGTGTACTTTGAGGGTGGGGCAATGCCGGTCACGCTGTTAGGTGTTGACACGAACGACCGGAACGAGATCGAGCGCATTCAGGACTGGTTCAGGCGTTCTGCTACCACAATTCGCAATGCGTTCCGGGTGTTGGGTGTGAGAGCGGGTTCTATCCAGCCGACCACACTTACTCCGCTATTGAAAGACCTGGCATTCAGCGACTTATCCGAGTTAAGCAAAAAGAACATCGCAATGGCATTCGGCATCAAGCAGACCATGCTTGACAGTGAAGCGGCAAACTACGCAACCGCACAGGAAGACAGATTGAGTTTCTACGAAGAAACGATCAAGCCGCGGTTGACGCTTTACGAAGACGCGTTGAACGAGCAGTTATTTGCGCGTGACAAGATAAAACTTGAATTCAAGTTGAACGAACTTGACATCTTCCAGGAAGACGAGAACGAGCGAGCCGATGTACTGAACAAATTGACGGCATCCGGTTTGCCGACCCGCCTTGCGCTTGACTTGGCTGGGTTTGTGTTGAGCGAAGAGCAGGAAGCCTTATTCAGCGAGCAGGAAGCGGAAACACAGCCGGAAGACGAGCAAACGGCAGAACTCCGCAAGTGGCAGCGAATGGCAGAGAAACGCGTCAAAGAAGGCAAGCCTATCCGGGAATTTGAAAGCACGATCCTTGAGCCAAGTTTGCACGGAGCGATAAGTGGAGCGTTGGAAAACGTGAAAACGGTGGAAGACGTGAAGAGAGTCTTCGAGTGGAGCGTGTACCCGTGAGTCTTGACCGCTTTGAGATCGAGCGCAAGTTAGGGCGGGTGCTCTCGCGTGAGTTTCAGTCTGAACTCGATAAGCTGATGGGCTATTTAGGCGACCCGCCGGACTTGAACAACGTGCCGCGTTCCTACTGGCAGAACGGCTGGAAACGCATTCAGAACCAGGTCGAGCCGATTCTGGTTGACACGTTCGTTCAGAGTGCGCTGGAATTGCCGCTTGTTGGGATCACGATTGATTGGGACTTGATCAATGCCGATGCGGTGAATTGGGCGCGAACCAGTTTAGTACCGACATTGCAGAAAATGTTCGACAAAACTTATGTGGGCGTGAATGAGTTAGTCCCGCGTTATTTTGAGGAGCAGTGGAGCAGGGCTGATTTGGCACGGCATCTTGAAAAATATTACTCACCTGTGAGAGCAGAAATGATAGCAATTACCGAAACGACCCGCGCAAAGGTTGAGGGCGAGCGGGCGGCGGTTGCAGAAATCAACCAGCGCGGCGTGATCTTGGTGCCAACCTGGATGACGCAGGAAGATGAAAGGGTTTGTCCTATTTGTGGTCCGAGACATAAGCAGCGGATTACAGGCGATTACCCACCAGCACATCCGAGATGCCGATGTTACGTGGATTACGACTATCCGAAGGAAGGCAACTAATGGCAGGCGGAACGTATATCCGAGTTGAGGGCATAGAAAAACTGCTTGCTGGTTTGACAAAGTTAGAACAGATGCAACGCGTGAAAGATGAAGTTCAGGCAGGCGGAATCTTGCTTCAGAGCAAGTTGCAGCATTACCCGAAGAAGGCGAAAGTTGGTAATCCGCTTATTCGCAGTAATGACCGGGTACGGCGCGGCTTCTTCTACCACCTGAAACACGGAAATATCAGTGTGCCTTACAACCGATCGTACACATTGCAGAGTAAGTGGACATCTCAACCGCGCAAGGGTGGCTGGGAGGCAGTGGTTGGAAACAACGCGCCGGATTACAAGCATCTTGTTCAGGGTTCACGGCAAACTTTCCAGCACAGAGCAAGCGGCTGGTTGACGGTTGCAGGCGCAGTGGAAACATATGGTCCGCAGATACAAGCAAGAATCAGGGCGGCATTAGAGAAAGAGGTGGCAAGTGTCTGATAAATTGACGTTGAAAATCGCAAGCAATGAAAACATCGAGCGTGACGCGGTTGAAACAAAACGCTTGAAAGCAGATGTGGATTACAGCCTGATTGATTGGCGCGTTTTGGGCGTTCCGTTTGGCGGTCCGATAAAAGGGCGCGACATGGACGGCGAATGTTTCACCGAGCAGACCGACATTGTGCTGAACGTTGGCGACAAACGACCTGTGACCTACTATCACGGCTTTGGACCTGATGACCCGCAAGAGAAGCAAACCCCGCCTGTGATTATTGGTGAAGCAACCTACACTGGCAAGGATGCACGCGGTCACTGGTTCGACCTGGCTTTGGACGATGAAGAAG